CCCGTAAGCAAACCATCCAGGACCGCACGAGAGAACAGCTCGCCCTGGCGTTCAGCCAACCCACGAAATGCTTTGACGATGCTGGTCCCGTCAGGCATCCGGATCACAGCGCCTTGGCGTGCCGTCAGCTTCATCACTGAGCCTGGCCCCTTCACGGCCTCCTCAAAGCTGCCCTGCAAGAGGTTGGTGCCGACATCCAGTGGGTCAGCCTTCACCACAGCCTTGGCGAAGGACTCAGTGACCTCAACGGTCCGCACCTGGGTCTTGACCGCCGCAGGCACTACCCGTTGCAACTCTGCCTGGGCAAACGCGACTTCAATATCAGCCAAGCCGTCCAGCTGTTTGATCAGCTCCTCAACGCTCTGCCCAGACCACTTCTTCATAGCGTCCAGGTTTTGCTTGATCAGGGCCCGCATCCGTGCGGCCTTGAACTGCGGTTTTTTGCTGCTGGGCATCTTGTCGATGCGCTCCAGCTCCCGCACAGCTTTCACGATCTGCCGCCGGTAAGACTCCAGCAGCTTGTTGGCCACGCTGTTGCTGAAGCGGTTTAGATCCAGTGCCTTGCGGTAGTAGCTCTCAGGGACACCCGCAACACCACTGCGCGGGTTAATGGTGTTCTCAAGAAACCTGACCTGTTCCCCTTTGCTAGGTGATGCGGTCACAGATCCTCCAGGCCCAGTTCTGCAGGATCACAATCGACGTAGACAGACACGTCAGCGCCTTCACGCAACGCAGTGCCAACTACTGCGGTGAACTTGGCTGTATTCACCACCCAATCTTTGCTGTCCCTGAGCCTTGTCTCTTGGATGCCGCTGATCTCGCCATTGTCATACCAAGTGGTTCTAACAATCCCGAAGTTTGGGCCCATACATTCGCCCTGAAATACAAACAGGTTCCGTTCCCGACGCTCCGGTTTATTCCTCCACATCGTCTACGTCCTCATCTTCTTCTGGCAGCGTATCTTCATCCTCTTCTTCTGGCTCCGGCTCCTCTTCCTGTTCCGGTTCCTGCGTGCCTGAAAGACCGCCCATCTCAAGCGCCTCCAGCTCTTCCTCAACGTCCAGATCATCCAGCACCTCTCCCTTGTTGAGTTCTTCAAGCAAGGTTTTCTGGGTGATAGTCCCGGCGGTGTAAAGCTGCAGCAATGCCTGGATCTCCTGCGGCTGTAGACGTTGACCCAGGAAGTCCCTGTTGACGTAGGCCGTTCCTGGCTGGCTGTCGTTCAAATACTCGGCATGAAAACGCAGGCAGTTGTCCAGCAGATCCTGCATTTGCTGCGCGATCAGCATCATGGTGCTGTCACCCTGGCTCCGATCAATCCGCTTGGATTCAGCGGTTTCGGCTGACAGCTTCTGGCCCAGGACACTGGCCAATGCCAGCGTGTTGATCTCTTCCGCGATGCGGTCCAGGTGCTTGAACTGCGCCTCGTAGCTGTTGCCCGATGGCTCGACAAACTCAACCCGTGAATCAGTGGGCAGGCTCATGGCCTCCGAAGGGCCAGCCGTGATTTCCTCAGCACTGGGCGGCATCCCGTAGATGGCCAGAAAGGGCACCGCACTGATTCTCAGCTGGTTGCTGAGGTCAGAGCTGGCCTGATAGTGCTTCAGGTTCAGCTCTGCGATGTCGTTCATTGGTGGCCGCGATTCCAGCAGGCCAACCCGGTTGGAGTAGGCGACAGAGAACGGGATCTCTTTGACAGTGGTCGTGCCCTCGTCAAACAGCTTGAACTCACCATCCTTTTCCTTGCGGTGAATCTCGTAAGCCCCGGGGGTCAGAACCCGCACCTGCTCGACCGTGCGTTCCCCGTAATCACCTTCAGGCTCAGTAATGGTTTCAAACAAGCGCAGCTGAGTCAGCTTCTGCGTACCGTCGATGATTTCACTTCTCCAGCCGAGTATGTCGCGAGGGGTATAACGCACGAAATACGGCCTTCCACTGCCATCAGCTGCTGCATCGACCAGAACACCGACGTGGCCGTAGCGTAAGCAGATTCGGGTTGCCTCATAGAGGAATTGAGTGATGTCGTTGCCTTGCAAATCTGCGTCAAACAGTTGCTCTGTGATCGTGTCACTGACATCGGTCAATCTGACCGGCTTGCGGGTCAACATGCCCGCCAACATTTTTTCGATGCGAGCGTAGAAAGGGCTAAGGCAGCTGATCTTCAGACGGTTGTCATATGAAAGATCATCTTCACGCGGGTATTGCGGAAGAAATTTGCGATGTCCCTTGCGTAGGGCATAGGTGCCACCCAACAGGGTCTCTAGGAGACTCCAGTGGTCGGCCATATTCATAAAGGCCTGGTTGGGCGAATCCACGGTGCTGACGTTGCCAACACGCTTAGCGCCACCGATCCCAGATGAATACACGGCTAA